CGTCGTTCCTCATCAGCGGGTTGCTCATCGAGCGGATGCGCAGCATGCGTGAGAGCACGGGGTCGTCGGAGCGGAGGCGCGTACTGATTTGGTCGTACTGCTCTTCGTCGAAGCCGGTCAGCTCGTCGAAGTAGATGGCCGAGAAGGCCGACGACATGTACTGCTCGTAATCGTGCGGGTCTTTACAGTGGCCGAACTGATATTTCAGTCCGCTGCTGAACGTCCACGTCGTTTCGCTTTCGCTCCACACGGCGCCCGAGTCGACGGCGCGGAACATGCGATGGCTGAGCGCGATGGTCTGCTTCAGCATCTTGACCGTGCGGCGAAGGTGCAGAGCCCAGCCGGCGGACGTGCCCCAGATGAGGGGGTAGGCGTGGTTCGGGTCGGTGCAGCGTTCGTGCTCGACGGCCACCTGGTCCATGATGTCCATGGTCAGGCACAGTGTTTTGCCGGGGCCTGCGCTACCGGCGCCGAGCACTTCGTCGATGCCTTGCCGAACCGTGTCGTGGTAGCGCTGCTGCCACTCGGACGGCTGATAGATGATGTCGCTCATGGCGTCGTCGAGTTCTTGAGAACCCCTGCCTTGTCGAGCGCTGCGAGGATGAGCGTGAGCACGGCGGCGGGCGCGCCGCTGACTGAGCCCGTGATAACGGGCGGCTCGACGGGCGCGAGCTTCTCGACCAAATCGGCGGTCTGCTGCAAGTAGGGGATGACCTCGCGCTGCATCGAGACGAGCAGCGTGTCTTGCGCGAGCGGGCGAGTCGTGAGGCGCTTACGAGCCACTCTTGTCTCCGAGGGCTTTGACGATTGCGGAGTAGACGGTGCGGCGCGGGCCCGTCTTCGCTTTGGGACCGTCCAGCATCCAATCGCGGCGCTGCTTGTCGGAGAGGTCGATCCATTGCCGTTGCGCGATGTCGACTTGCCCGAGCGCGCGGCAAATCTCCTTGTCGGCCACGAACGCCACCATGGCGATTTGGTGCATGCTGAAGAGCGGCACCTCGTCGACCATCTTCTTCCACTTGCCGAGCTCGTGCGTGGTGTCCCTCGCCATGGCGCGGTCCCACTTGATGGCGGCCTTGCCGTCGCGCGTGACGAGGTAGCCGCGGTCGCCCGTCTCCAGGTGCAGGTAGTACTCGCGCTTGTTTGGCGGCGGGTCGTTCGCCTCCTCGCTGTTCGGGTGCCGATTGAGCGCCGTGGGAGTTTTCACTCGCTCACCTCGCGTTCCTCGAACTGCGGCACGGCGGCGGCGTTGATGATCACCTTGCCGATGTTGAGTTGGGGGGCGGCGCCCTTCTCGGCAGCGTTTGCTTTCAGGATGCCGACGGCGATGGCGGCTGCGAGCTTGAGGGCGGCGGGCGCCTCTGAGTTATTTCGCCACGCAGATTTGGCGACGCGGTAGGCGCGCTCGGCGTCGAGGGTCCCGAGGTCTTCTTCGAGGCGCTGGAAGTTGGGGTCCGCGTCTTTCGGCAGGTGCTCGTCGATGTCGCGAAAGCGCATGGCATCGCGCACGACGCCCATGGATTCGGCGAGCAGCTCGTCTCGCAGACCGATGAGCTTGTCCCGTTGCTCACGCTTTTTCTGGAGCGGGTCCTTCTTCGGGATGAGCACCGGGGGGTCGTCGAAGTTCCCGAACGGCACCTTGTCGACGGCCGACTTGGCCTTGGTTTTCTTCGGCACCTGGGGGCTCCAGACCCCATGGTAGCTTAGTTCGGGGGCTTTGGACCCCGGTTTGTTTGACGTGCTATCTTTGACGAATCGTGAAGCCCGTTCGCCCCCTGGCTCGTGCCCCCGCGGGCCCTGCCCCCCGGAAAGAGGGGCTGATAAATCACCTCGAACTACGCAAATTCCTGGGTTTCCCGAACAGCCGGGACTGGAAGGCGCTGCTGAAGGCGGCGCGCGTGGAGCTGCGCTGGTCGAAGTGCCTGCCAGCGGACGGCGGCCAGAACCGCCCTCATCGCTGCGGCCTGAACCGCAATCAGGTGATGCGGGTGCTGCGGGCTCGCTACGCCAGCGTGGGCGAATACAGCATCAAGGGCTGGAAGTTGTAGCACTCGTCAAAAACTGTGTTACATAGTGGAAGCCGGGTCGGCATGGTGAGCGGCGAGAAGCCGTTACTGGGTCTCATTTGGGCCTCTTTGAAACACCGACTCGGCTCTTTTCACATGCCCGTCATTTCTGAGTACCGCAGTGGCCCCCTTCTTCCGACCGGCAAAGAGCTTGCCGTGTTGCACGTTATTTCTGAGCTGGAGGAGGAGCTCGGCTTCCCCCCGAGGCTCGGCGACGTGGCAGAGAAGTACGGCGTCACGCGCCAGGCGATTCACTATTGGGTGAAGCGGCTCAGGCTGAAAAGCCTCGTGGAAGAGGGGCCTGGGGCAGGGCACACGCTCGGGAGTGCGACGCCTCCGATCAGGCTCACGAAGCAGGGTCGCTACTTCATTGCGACGAGCCGCTGATGGAAACGCCGGAGCAAGGACTCGCCCGCTACCGCGCCAAGTACCACGCTTCCCGTCGAGAAGTACGTAGGCTGAACGCGGCGCTGAGGGATGCGGCATTGGTTGCGCGCCTTCAAGCATCGTTTGCCGTCGCGCGAATCGCAGAGCTGCGCGGACAGAGGGAGGCGATGGCCACCCTGCAAGCCAAGCTCGACGCACTCACTGCCCCTATGGCCCGCTGATGGAAACGCCTGAAGAGTTCGTGGCCCGTGACGATGTTCGGTTCGACCTGGACGGCGAATACCGAAAGGTCGACGCTGACACGATTGCCGCCCGCGACAACGCCGTGAGGCTTGCGCTGCTGGATGAGATTGGCTGGATGCGCGGCACGTGGGAGAGCCGGCTGATCGCGATGCGCGACAAGTACACGCCGCCGAGGGGCAAGCTGTGATAGCCTGCACCTGTAGCGCGCTCGGATCGCACGGTTGCTCGTGAGCGCGTGACGTGGCTGTTCTTGTTACCGGCAGCCGCATCTTCGCCGCCTGTTCAGCCGCTCGCAGGAGAAGCAATCGAGAGCGGCACGCTACTTCGCCCGAGGCACGCAGGCAGGCAGACCGGCTGCATCCTTGACGAGCACGCCGTGCACCTTGTCGCACTCAGTGCTCGCGCTGCACCAGGAGTAGCCCGTCGCGATGAGCACGAGAGCTACGAAGGACCAGCCGAGGATTTCACCCATGGCCCTATTCGCCGCCGCTTTCCCCGAATGCATCGAGCTCAGCGGCGATGTTCTCCATGAGCGCCAGGTCCGCCTCAGTCGGCTCAGTGCCGGGGTCGAGTACCTTCATCAGATGGGCGAGCAGATACGCCGCACCTGCATAGAACCCTTTCCGCGTCTCGCTGACCTGCACTGCCGATGCACTCGCCGGCAGCACCACCGACCGATACCCTTGCCATCCCGCCTCGATGTGTCCCTTCGCCATGCGGCAGGGTAGGCTTCACGTGAAACCACGTCAAGCCAGCTATTGACGCCCCCAATGCCGATGCCACTCAACGCTGGTGAGCTGGAGCGCCTGCAATCCGAGCCCGAACCGCCTGAGCGAGAGTTCGCTCGGGTTCCGGTCCTGGAGGGCATCGGCCAGCTCGAAGGATGCCGGAGGAGGGAAGTACTTGCGCGCCACGAGCTCCTTCTCCCCGAGTCGCCAAATCCTACCCGTGCGCCAGGGCCGTCGCGTCTCGGATATCACCTGGTATCCGCGCAGACGAGCCCAGTCCGGGGTCGGTTCCGGTGCGCCACCCGGGGAGGTCATGTGCTGGTTCAGTAGCAGCTCGACTTCGCTCATCGGAATCATGGCGCCTCCGGGAGCGGCATCCAGTGGGTGACATAGTCTTCGCTGTACGTCGTCGGGTCACCGTCCTCGTCGGACTGCGCGCGGTCTTCCCAGCGGGAGCGCAAGTACGATACCGACGGGCAGAAGTATCCAAGCCCGAGGCGCTTGCCATGCGGGAGCCAGAAGAGCACCTCGGTGAGCGGTTCAGGCATGCGTTCACTGCAAGCAATCCAGGTCATGGCTCCCTCTTCCGAACCTCGCATCTAAAGACCACTTCAGTGCTTGCCGTGTGGGCACGGCGCTACCTTGCCGCATACAGAGCACGCGCGCTGCGCCAGTTCGAGCTGCGCTTCCGCATGCGCCCGGTAGCCCTTCGTTGCCTCGTGCTCACGTTGCTCGCGCTCGAACCGAGCGATGTAGTCGTCCCGCTGCTCTAGCGCCAGAGCTAACGCTTCGGTCACATCGGACAGCTCCAGGCTCACTTCCGCCAGCAGCTTCTCCAGCCGTTCGACATCAGGGTCAACCATGTCCGAACCTCGCATCTAAAGACCAGCGCCGTCAAGCGGCTGACTGACGAGACCTGAACCCTCAGAAAAATTACCTGCTGGGATGGGCCTCGCAGCCCCGGTGCGCCCGCTTGAAATCGGTCCACCAGCGCCAGCGGGTAAGGCTCCGGCCCTGCGCCCTCAGCTGGTTCTGGACCCAGACCGAGCGAGCGCCGCATCGCGTGCAGTGCGCGTCGTTGACCCCGAGCACGGTCCAAGCCATCCGCCGAATCCGGCTCATCTCTCGTCCACCCGTCAGCCTAGCACTTGACGACCTTGAGCCCTCAGAAAAATTGAGAGCGGCTATGGCCCCCCCTCGCCACCCTCCCCCTCTCCCCCTGGGGTGGGGGGTCGCGTCTGACCCAGGGACGGGGGCAGCTACCCCCAGTGGGGGCAGCAGACCCCGGAGAGTCGGGGGCTGTTGACCCCATGCCAAGTCTGATGGGGGCTGAAGCCTAGAGGCTAGCGGCACCGGGTTCCCTGATTTGGGGGGCGTAGACCATGGGCAGGGGGCCATGGGGCGTAGGCAAGAGGGGTCGGATTGGGGCGGCTCCCCGTTTCGTCAAGCGGTACCCTGCTAGCTGGCCGGTGGTTCAACCAGATGCCTTCCCCTGATGCGCCGCAATGCGGCTCAGGAGAGGCGAGCGCGAGCACTCTGAGGGAGTCCGGCCGGGTGAGTCAAGAGAGCATTTTCCGAGCCTGATAGTTCATGAAAGCTGAACTATGGGAGAGGGGACCGAAGTCCCCCCTCCTTTCCGCTTCAGGGTAGGTACCAGGGGCGGACCGGTCCGGAGAGTTCCAGCTTCTCTCCGTTGAGGTAGATAACCAGGACGGAGCGGTCTGTGTAGTGTTCGGTGACGCGGTAGATGAAAGGCATGCCCAGTCATAGCGCGAAGCGACCCAACCCGTCAAGCGTTTACTTGACGAATTAGGTCGCTTGACCGCATGGGGCAGGTTTCAGGCTAGAAGGGGCAGTAGGCCAGCTCTGCTTCGGTGTCGTTGGAGGGTCCCGAGTCGAGGTCGAGGGCTGGCGGCGGGCCGTACAGCTCCAGCGCCATCCGTTCGACATGCTGCGGGTGAGCGGTGCAACGGCCGGAGCCCTCGCGGTGTGCGTAGTGATAGGCCGCACACAAGCAGGTTCGATTGCGACGGGAGTCCGTGCGGCGGCAACGGGGCCGGCCGGGGGTGCATTTGTGTTTGCCCCCCAGGCGGGCCGGGTCGGTGCAGGTGCAGCCACGGATGGGAGTGCTCACGAGAACACCGAGAACGGAGCGCCGGCCATGCGAGCCGAAGCGGGAATGCACTTGCCACTAGTGACACGTTCCGAGAAGCAATTGCGGCGCCGGTACGAGGTTTGACCCTGGAAAGGGTCCGCTTCCTCGATCGAGACTTCGAGCCAGATGCGGCTTTCGGCTTCGTCCTTCGTCACCACAGCATGCGGCGCGCCGTTCCAAGTGCTTCGCCAAGTGAAGAAACACTCTTTTTTGCTCATTTTGGTCATTTGGTTTCTTTCTGTCCGGGTCTTTGTTCCGGACGAGTGTTTCTCCCATGCGTCGACTAATTCGTCAAGCGCTAGATTGATTAATTCGACGCTAGGACCGCATGGGGAACAATCGACCGATGTTAGTTAATTAGTGTTTGACGGATTGGATAGGGCGGACTAGATACTCGTTACCGGTTCAAGAGAGCCGGCCACAAAGGAACCCCGAATGATCCGCCCCCTCCTTCTCTCACTCGCACTGCTAGCGCTTCCCAGCGTCGCAAGCGCAGCCCCCTACGAAGTACCCGAGGCCTATTGCCATGATTCGGCAGAGTCCGCCTATCTGCGCGCGGTCGCACGCGGCGACGCTTTGCCCGATACCGCCTACGAGCGTGCCCAGGCCCTTTGCGAGTGGCAAGCATGGCGCAATCACCTCATTGCGTCGCGTTCGGTCTCACTGACTGACTTGATTGCGTTCGATCAGGATGGCGAGTCCTTCAACGTAGAGGCTGGCTGGAACTGATTTGGTATCCGCAAACCGCGCGCCGTTTCGACCGCGCGCGGTAGCGGGCCCCAAAAAGCAAAGCCCGAGAAAAGACAACCAAATGCAGATGCAAGTTTCCACCTCCTTCGTTCAAGACCAGCGCCACGTTTCCAAATCGGCACGCTTCGTGCCCGTTCAGCCCTCGCAGATTGCAACGGTGTTGGCTGACCATGGGCTTTTTCTCAATCACCTGAAAACCAGCAAAGCCCGTTCGGAAGAACGCGCACACCACCAGACCTCGATTGCGCGCTACGTAGCACGCGATTCGGCTGACATTGTGCAAGCCCTCGGGCGCGAGTCCACGCTCGATTTGCTGGTCAAAGCCCCACACTTGACCGGTGCGATCGAGCTTCGGCTGGGTTTCTTTCGCGGCATTTGCGCAAACCAGTGGAACGCGGGTCGGCTCGTTGGTTCGGTCAAGATCGCCCATACGGGCAATTGCTTGGAGGCACTCAACCAAGCCCTCCCCGCGCTCGTTGGCCGTCGAAACGAGCTTATCAGCCAAATCGGCGCAATGAGTGATCGCATGCTCGAAGCTGGCGAAATCGCCGGCCTTGCTGAAGCGGTAGCTGCAATCCGCCTCGGAGCAACGGAGGAAGGCTATTCACGGGAAGTGCAAGTCGCGGATTTGCTGCGCTTGCGCCGTCGTGAAGATGCGCCTCCGAATTTGTTCACGGTTGCCAACGTCCTACAGGAGAACGCTTTGCGGTTCGGCATGCGCTACGACTTGCGAGCGAACGAAGGCGGACAGGTTCGGCACATGCACACAAGGCCGGTAATCGAAACGACCGGCGCAGCCGTTGCCATGACTGGTTCCGTCTGGGAAGCGGCCGCTGCTTTGCTTCGCAAGTAAAGACTCCCACCGGGCGCAGCACTCCAAGGTGCTGCGCCCTAGTGGGCGCCTTTGCCCGAAACCCTAACCAAAAAGGAAACCCCCAAATGACCCGCTACAGCGTGCGCTACGTGCACAAGATCGCACCGTCCGAAAAGGATGTTTCAGAATTCACGCTACCAGACGGCGCGCCCTCCGATCGCAATACTCTGGCGAAAGCATTGCGCGCAGCCGGCGCGCTTCAGCCTGGCGAGTGCCTCCGAGAATTCCGGGTAGAAGGTGACAAGACGCTCGCCTTCCCGGACCGTGGAATCTGGCATTGCCTCGTATTGACCGAGGTCAAGCCGTGAGCGGCACGGAGTTACGCCTTCGAGCCGATGCGATTCAAGAAGGCGATCTTGTAGCCTTGCAAGGCGCCCGAAAGCGCGTGGTCGAGTCCAATGTCCGAAGCGAACTAAACCGCACGCAACGCGAATTGCGCGTGCGTGGAATTGGGACCTGGCATTTCGCCGCGACCGAAATGGTTACCGTTTGGCGCGCTTGGGGGTTCTAGCCAAGCCTTTCCGCACACTGCCCACCGTTCAACCGTGGGCAGTAGCGGGCAGATTTGCTCGACCTAAAAAGGAAACCCAGATGGCAATCATTCGGCCGCTATACGGCCACACCTCTCCCGAAACGGCTTACCTCATTGCCGACTATCCCTACGGCCGCAAGCTCCGTTGCCAGCGTCGAGTGTGGATTAACTACTCACCGCGTCACGGCTATTGCTTCGTCTCGCAAACCACGAACCCAAAAACGAGCCGCTGGAACAAGCCACACAAAGGCATCTATTCCGAGATCGCAATGGCGCTCTATCTGGACGAGCAAGACCACGTTCAGCGTGCCTCATTGACCGCGTACAGCAACGCAGCGCTAGCGCTGCAATTCGTCAAAGACTTCGGCCGGAACGCGGAAGGCGCTGGCATCCTTCGAGTGTTCGCGGTCAAGAAAGCGGCCTTCTGTCAGAAGCTCGCGACGGGTGAAGCCTACTTTACGATCAACGGGCAGCGCTGCGAGCCGACCGAAGCGGACACCGCGCGCAATCTGGACGAGTCAAAGCAATGGCTCGAAGTCGCGGCGCTACTAGACCCGACCCGCCTGGGGGAATCATGAGCCGGGCTTTCTACCCGGTCCCGCCTCGCCCCAAGGCAGCCTATACAATCATCCTCGGGCGCCAACACTGGACATTCTCCAGCAAGCGCGAAGCCCTTGCTCATGCTCGCGAGCTTGGAGGCAAGCGGATACGACGCGCCAAAGCCACGCCCTACCAGCTAACCTACTACGAGCTACCGAACGGCACTCAATTCTGCATTCGCCAGGACTAAGCCCTAGCTCCCATACACCGCGCAACGCCCCGGCATTGCGCGGCAATGGGCGCTAGTGCCCCGCAAAGGAACCCGAATGACAGCCCCCGCCACAAAGACCCCGAAACCCCAGCAAGCGCCAAGCGTGGCCGACCAATGGCGCGAAGTTCAGGAGGCGCAACGGAAACGCGATCGCCTACTCGCTGAACTGAACGCCGCTATCACGCGCTATGGCTCGGCTGAAACCGAGCTTGGCTTGGCCACGAACCGCTTCGATCGAATGATGGCACTACCCGGCGAAACCGCGCCCGCAATTCTCAAACCCTGAACGACCCACCCCGAAAGAAACCCAAATGAGAAAAAACCTGATCGCAATCTCCCTGTTTGTCCCGACCCTTGCCCTAGCAGCCGACCCCGGCGCAAAGCCTACCAAGACGTTCGCCTGCCAAAACTACACCGTTGCCACGACAACCGACGGCGCGACGTTCGGTGTTTGCGGCGCGACGAAACCAGGAGGCAAGGTCACCTATCTGCGCTCGTACCAAATCGTCAAGCTAGTGG